GCCATCACGAGCAGACGCTCAAATACTAACGGTTAGCTGCAGCTTTCATCCGCTCATACAGGTCGCGGTCTGTACGGAATAGCCGCGACTGCTCAGTTAGGTTGAATGAATCACGGCTGAATGGGTTGGCCATGCCTGCCGGAATGCCGCCAGTGCTAGCCCCGGCTGATGGTGCGCCGCTGCCTTGTGGCTTGGGTTGCTTTTGCATCCATGCTGGCAGGGTCTTCGCCCATTCACTGACGGGCGTGCGCTGGTAGCCGTCAACCACTACCACAGTGCCATCAGCATCGCGTTCGATCTGATCAGCGCTCAGCTTGGTCTTCAGCACCATGTCGGGGTCGTGCACGATATCAGCTAGTGCCGTTACTGCTGGTGTGACCAGCTCCAGTTCGCGGACTCGCGCTTCAAGGGTTGCAATGCGTTGGTCCTTTTGCGTCGTCGCCTCACGGAACTGCTGCTCCAGTATCTGCCGTGCTTCGGTGTACTTCCCTTGCGATTCAAGTTCAGCCTGTTCAGCCCGACGCTTGAAGTCAAGGAGCTCATTGACATTGATACCTTCAGGCAGTTCCTCGGCCATACGTTCGTATTTCCTGAGCTTGCGTTTTTCGTCGGCTAACTCTTGATTCTTGCGCTCAAGCAGTTCAATGCTGCGCTTAAGCGCCTCTGTGTCGCCCCCAACAGCCGCAGGCTCCTGGGTTTGTGTTTCGTCAGACATGGATAAGCCGCAGGCTTAATTACGCTGCCATCGTAATGGCGCGTGGTGATCGTGTCAAAGCGTGAATGGGACACCCCAATCCGTGAGCCATGGAATCAACTGATCAAGCAATGCCTTGATGCAGTAGATCGCCATGAGCATTTGTACCGCAGTAGCGGCAACGGTTGGCATGCGGCTAAAGCTCAGGATCTGCGGTGGTACATTGCCGAGCTAAAGGACTGGATTCACCAGCAGGAAGCGGTTACCACTTCACCTTGTCCGCCCAATATGCCGCACTCATGCGACCCTTGGCGATATTAGCCTGATGCCTTGCCTTGAATGATGCCCGCCTGGCTTTGTCTGCTGCTGACTCGTTTTTGCGTGGCGGGCTGCCACTGACGCCCTGCTGACCGAACCGGATCAGTTTGATGGTCTCGCCTTCCTTGGCTAGTACCGCATGTGATTTGGTCGGATGGCTTGGTGTCCGCTTGGGTTTGTTGTAACCCTCAAACTGCTCGCCGCGATAGGTAATCATCGCCGTGGTGCGGGCTTCAGCTCTGACCGCTTTTTAATGACCGCGTTGCCGGTTGACTCGGATTTGATCCGAACGATCGGGTCATCCATGCTGCCGACACGGGTAACGCTACCGCCGCCTTGCGTTGGTATGGTCGCACGTTCGCCACCAATGCTGGTGATTACGCCAAACGTGCGCGCGCCTTGATAGCTCCAGCTAACCCGGTCGCCGCGTTTCATTTCTTCTTGCTCCCCTTCTTGGGCATGGGCTTTTGAGGCTTGGCTGGTCCGGTGTACTTAGGCATCACTTTTTACCTTTGAGTTTGCGGGACTTGCCGGCTTTTGATAGCGCGATTGCGATTGCTTGCTTTTGCGGTTTGCCCGCCTTCATTTCGGCCTTGATGTTGGCCGAGATCGCACGTTGTGATTTGCCCTTCTTCATTGGCATGCCGCCATTCCTCGATACCTACCAGCAGGCTAGCGCCATCTGCTGTTGCCCATCCTTTGTCGGTGTAAATCGCTGGCACCCATGCCTCGCCAGCCAATGCCTCAACAGGATCTGAGCTGACAGTAAACAGTCCCTCGTTGCGAAAGTGCCGCAGATTAGGCAGGTCCATATCGTTTGCGGAGTTGATCTAAGGTTAACTCTGACCCATCATCGCGTACCAGCTTGGCGATGGCATCGCGTGGGCCGTATTTCTTGGCAAGTCGATTGAAGTATGCAACCTTGCCAGGGCCAAGCGCATCAGCTTGTACGCTGCGTGGCTGGTTAGATAGCCACTCGCCGTAGCTCTGGTTGATCGGCACCTGGCCATCCTTGCTGGCGCGAGTAGCTGTCGTTGACGGCGGCAGGATGTCTGGGTCGATGATTGGCACAGTGGTGCTGCGGCAGTTGAAGTGCTGCGGCGGCATCGGGCCTTTGCCGTACTCAAATTCCTTGCCGTCAAGCGCTCGGCAGATCGCGCTGGTGCGAGTGTCGAGCGTGGCGACGTAGCGGTACTTCTTGGTGATGTCCTGGTTGGCCTCGTACACCTGCTGGCTGGCGGTGTTGGCTACTTGGTTAATGCTGGTGCGTATCAGGGCGATGACTTGATTGTCTGCTACTGCTGTTGCCTGCCCGCCGGCAGCGATGAGCTGCCTAACGGTCTTCGCTTCCTCGCCAAATTGCAGGCTGCCGATCAGCCGCTTGGCAATAGCAGGCGTTGGCTCGCCAGTCAGCAGCCCCTGCCGTACCACCTGGCTGAACCGCTCGGCTTGATCAACAGCGATGCCTCTGAAAGCTTTGGTGACTACCTCGCCATTAGGCAGCGTGATTGTGGCACCCTGTGCAGCGGTCAGATTGAACGTGGCCGGGGCGCCTTGCACTGCAGCGAATAGATCATCACTCAGCGCCACTACGTTGAGCTGTGTCGGGTCGGTGGTAACAACCGACTGCGCAAACTGCGGGCTGATCTCCACGGTGTTGACCGCATCCCGTGCGCCAGCCGGTAGCGCTTTGCGAAGCTGATCGGTCACGAACTCGGATTGCAGCTGCGCGATGCCCTGCAGCTCAGTCGCTGTAATCTCCGTTGCATCACCCGCCCAGGTGCCGAGGCTGTCCTTTAACTGCGCAAGGATGGCCCGCAGCCTGGCTGCCTTTACAGGTGCAGCAAGTTCATCGATGGTTCGCAGTTGATTAACCGCATCAATGATGATATCGTTGTAGGCGTTGATAATGCGACGCGCAACGCTATTGCTGTACCTGTTCAGGTCGATGGCGTTACGGTATAGCGATTCGGGTGTGCTCACTGCCCATCAGACGGTAGATCAAGCCCCGCATTGGATGTGGCATCCAGCTCTTCGTCTACGTCAAAGTTATCGCCTAGTACGTCGCCTTCAGCCAGCTCACGCAGCAGGGTTTCCTGGCTGATGGTGCCAGCGGTGTAGAGCGATAGCAGCGCAGTGATGTCCTGCGGCTCAAGGCGTGCGCCGAGGAAGTCACGGTTGACATAGCTGCTACCGGCAGCAGTTGCATTGCCGAGGTATTGCGCGTGAAACTGCAGGCAGTTGTCGATCATGTCCTGCATATTCTGCGCAATCACCATCATGGTGCTATCGCCCTGGCTGCGATCAATGCGCTTTGCCTCAGCTGTCTCGGCGCTCAGCTTCTGACCTAGCACTGCGGACAGCCCTAGCTCATTGATCTGCAGCGCAAGCTGCTCAAGTCTGCGGAACTGCGCGTCAAAGCTGCGACCGGCTGGCTCGATGTACTCGGCGCGGCCTTCGGCTGGAAATGCGATCGCCTCTCCGGGTCCAGCTGATACCTCTTCGGCTGCTGACGGGAACCCGTAGAACGCCAGCATCGGTACCGCCGAGATGTGCAGCTGGTTATCAAGATCCGACTGCACCTGATAGGTCTTGAGGTTCAGCTCTGCAATGTCTTCCAGCGGCGGACGGGATTCCATGAAGTCATGGCGCTGCGCATAGGCAATGCTGAACGGGATCTGATTAAGGCTTGTGCGGCCTTCATCGACGACTGTGAACTCACCGCTGTCGGCTTTGCGATGGATGCGGTACTCGCCAGGCGTCAGCACACGAACCTGCTCGACGGCCTTCTCGCCAAACTCACCATCTGGCACCGTGACCACTTCCGCCAGCCGCAGCTGGGTCAGCACCTGCCTGCCTTCTTGCGTCTCTGTGCGCCAGCCAAGGATCTGCCGCGGTGTGTAGGTCACCCAGTAGGGTCTGCCGCCATTAGACGGTGCATCCACCAATGTGCCAACGTGGCCATAGCGCACCATCTTACGGGCTGCCTCATAGGTCCACACGTTGAGGTCGTTGCCTTGCAGGTCTACGTCAAATAGCTGTTCACGGATGATGTCGGCGGTGTCATCCAGCCTGACGGGCTTGCGAGTCAGCATGCCCGCCAGCATGCGCTCTAGGCGGATGTAGTACGGCGGGCAGACGCTACGGGATAGGCGATTGTCGTAGGACTCATCCAGCTCGCGGGGCTCCTGCGGCAAATAGCGGCGATGCTTTTTACGCATCCCATAGGTGCCCTGCAGCAGATCTTCAATCAGCAGCCAATGCGGCTCTTGCGCATACCAATTCGTATTTGGGTCGTTGACCTTTGCTACGGTGCGCTGCGCTAGCGGCCGGTCATAGAAGTTGTAACCGCTATACACGAGCGCTAGTTGCTGAGAATGCCATCAGTTTACGGCTTCAGTCATTGATGGGCTGTCTAGTAAAGCCTGATGCCAGTGCTGCGGCCAGCGCCAGCATGCAGCGGGTTGAACTCACGCCACACCAGGTAGCCGAGCGCGTCGTTCATGTGATCGAATCCTGCGTCCTTGTCGGGTTCGCCCTTGTCGCTGTAGCACTGCAGCTCTAGGCATTCGATCACGCGGCGGCAACCCTGCGCCACCTGCAGCCGCACCTGCCCTTTGCCGTTCTCCATCAGCGCCTGCACAGCCGATACCCGATCGCGCACTGGCGGGTTGCTGCGTGGTGACTGATTCGACATGCCGTAGGACTCCAGGATCTGGATGTCGGTCTGGCTGGCGTTGGTGCTGCGGCTGCCGCCGCTGGCGTCTGGGTAGACGTAGATCTGCTGCTGCGGGTGCCGCCTGCGGATCTCTTGCGCCAATGCGTCGGTGTCATGCGCACCGGCGATCTCGTCAATCACCAGCAGGCCATTGCCAAGCCGCACGGCGATCACGGCAGACATGTTGCCCACGTTGAAGTCAATGCCAACGCGGATCGGCTCGCGGGTGATGTCCGGCACTGTGGCGGTGACATGCTTTGTCCGGTCAAAGCGGTCATACACCTGCCCAGTTGTCAGGTTGACGAACTCGCCGTCGAGGTACGCCCGCAGCAGGCTCGGGTCGTAGTTCGCCTGCAGCCGTTCGATGAAGTCTGGCGGCAGATGCGGATTGTCTGCCGTGCGCATTTTGATTAGCTGCCGGTCTGGGCGCTGCCTTGCCTCGTCGCTGCCGAATGTGTTCCACATCCACCGGAACCCTTCTGGCGTTGATGCCGCGCCAAACTGCCGCACATTGCCCGAGCGCAAGCGGCCGAGGATCTTAGGGAATGCCTTGTTAGCAATGCTTGGCGTTACGGTGTCGATCTCATCAGCCAGCACCCA